GTAGCCGTCTGTGCTAAAAAAACACCCTCATCCTTGCTTGACTTACGCAGATTACAATCCCTGCACAACACTTGTAAGTTATCCATGTCATGAGTGCCACCGTTCTTACGGCTAATGATGTGATCTACCTGCAAGTTCTCATCATTGCCACAGTATCTGCATTGTCTACCATCGCGAGCGAACACTCGCTCTTTGTGGTTGCGATACTTACGGCTATTTAATTTATCTAGTGCCATCCCTTACGCTTCCAATGATCTAAGGCTTTGCATGTATTGGGTTGCTTACCTTCATGAGTCATAGTGTAACCGTATCGATGTCCTATGTATCGTAAGCCCCAATCAATCTGCTCTAATGGATTAGCAGTTCTTAACCACTCACTCTTACCTTGTGGTATCCCATACACCTGTTGTGTACCACCTATGTTGCCTACTGCTTTCCACTTCCATGCTGATTCTTTGCCATACAACACAGCTATACATTTGTAATTCTTAACTGTTAATTGTCCTTTAGCATACTCTTTTGATGTAATGCGTTTATTAGGATCGTTTGTCGCACTAGCTGCTGAAACCATGTTGAAGCATAGAGCTGCCCCTAACACGATTGCTACCGAGCGAACTGTCCGCTTAGCGGTTCGCTCTGAGCACCTGATGTGCTCTAGCCCTCTGAGTGTACTGGTCATGTCAAATCCATTTCTATAAGTGCTGGTCAGAACGGCGTTTCTTAATTCTCTAAATGCGCTCCTTCATCTGGACATGTAGCAAAGTAAAAGCATGGGCAATCTTCATCATTGATTCTTGTCATTTGTATAGAAGCCCTTTCCCTTAAACACTATGCCAGGTACTGAATAGATGCGATTAGCTTGTGCGCCACAATCTGTGCATCGAACTAAGTCATGATCCATAGATAGTTCTAACTCCATTTGAGTATTGCAAATAGGGCAACGATATTCATACATCGGCATTAGTCTCTTCTTTCCCACAGGTTTTGCACTCCATTTTCTCAATGATCCAACCACCACACTTATTGCATCTGATGGGATTTAACTCTAAAGGAATCTTGTCATAACCTGCTCTTAGCAGTAGCTCCACCAAAGCGTGTAACGGTAATAGTGCCGCATACTCAGACACTAATGTCCCTTGACCATTACAGCGAAGAACAACCACCCCAAGTTTCCCACTCTTAGTTGTTCTTGCCTTGCTTTGGCGAAGCCATGCTAGAGGCTGGAATTTAGCAACACCCTTAACTTCCACATCAAATGGAAGGTTCACGATGTCACCAGACGGATCAGCCCCTCTTCCAACCGTAGCGTAATGCCACCACTCCCTCAAGTAGTCTGCCACTAGCCTTTCGGTTGCTAAGCCTCTATTCCTGCGGTGATTGGTCATCAATCTCTTTCGATGTTTTAAGTGCAATGTGGCTAACTGCGTGACATCTCAGACAGGTAACAAATACCTGGTCATTAGCCTCTGGAGTAATAGCCACAGGTTCATTGCAAAGATCGCAATAGATAACAATATCCTGCGGTTCTGTGAGCTCTCCGCCCATGATGGTTGCTGTGCCATCCTCAAAGATTACCATTTCACCCATAGTTATGCCCTTATCTTCTGTGGTCGCCAGTTGCCTTCTGGACTTATCTCATACCAAATAACATCTTCACCCTTAGGGCATCGATTAAGTTCACCTGTAGCTGCTGCCATGCATTTGAAATGACCCCAAGGCTTGTTAGCCTTTGTCATTCCATGTGCCCAATGCATTTCACCATGAGGACATCGAGGAACATCCTTGTCAGTTGTGCCGCCTATAATGTCCTTCACAACAGCGACTGCTTCAGCTGATGTTGTTGGAGCTGCGACTGTTTTAATTGTCCAAGGGTCAGCTTCATTTACGACAGGGATATATTCTTTCGGTTTGTCTGCGAACTTTGTTCTTGCGACCTTAACCATTTCCTCTTTGCTTGGTCGCTTACCTTTGCTTGCATAACCAGCATTCGCAAGTGCTCTGCCGATCGCTGAAGTTTCACAGTTTTCCAATGCGCTAGTTGCATTAACGCCTCGACTGCTAATCGTTTCCTCAGCGAGCCCTGAGGCGAACGGCGTGCTATCAGCGAAAGTACGATAAAGCCATGCTTTAACAATGTATCTGTCATTCTGGAAACTCACTAACTCCGTTTCAACGCGGAAATCTGGGAAGTCCTTGATGAACTTCTCTAGTCTTACTTCTACTGTTTCGTAATCATCTAGATTAAACATAAAGTTCATCTGCCTCTGTTTGTAGTTGGACTGCTATCGCCAAATAGGCTATTGCATCGATGTAAGAATCTGTGTGGCTTGGGGTTTCTGTGATTCTTGCGAGCTTGACTTCGACCATTGCAAGAGCAGCTTGTGCGTCTGTGATTGGGTAATCAAGTAAACAGGATAACCTCGCAGCGATGCGACCTTGATTGATTTTCGGATGACCGTAGACCTTGCCACGATCTTGCATAATGTCGATTGCATTGATGAGTGCCTCTGTTGCTTTCATCGACCCACCTGCTCGTAATACTTTCGGACGGCTGTGCGACCGTCCACTAGCCCTTGATCGTAACCAACCTCTTGACCTAATCTAAAGGAGAAGTAAGAGATTAAGCCAACACCTGCAATCATCAGAATCGTTAATGAATTGATAATCATTTTGCCCTTTCTTGCCCCGTATTTCGGGAACAGGAAGAGTGTTGCACAGCTAGTGGGATTTATTCAGTAGATTTTGATAACGAAATGGTAACAATTCTGAGTCATCCATCTGGTCGTCAATGTCACGAATTACATCGTTACCGAGCGCGCCCGTATCTCTTACCTGACACAACGAAAGTACCGTCCTTCTCTAGGTTAATGATGCTGACCTGCACGTTTGTCCCGATTTCCTCAATAATGATAAACGCCTGTTGCCAGTTCATTGTGCCTTTAGTGTAATGAGCCTGTCGGACATCCATGAGATGCCCACCTTCCCAGCCTCTCAGGATACGCCCTATTTTGCCCCCTGAAGCCTCTGTAAAGGCTGATTGACCTGCTCTGTGAGTGTGTCCACATATAACGCTAATACCATGCCTACGAGCCGCCTCAAGGGCTGTAAGACCAGGTGTGGGCTTGACTGACTGTTCGTCACCATGTAGGGCAATAATGCCTCTAGCGACCGCGTAGGGCTTCTTATGATAGGTAATGCCTAGTTCATCCAGCTTCATAAACTTCTCAAAGCGCAACTCAGGCAATGCTAAGAAAGCTGGAATCTTTTTCATAATGACATTGTAAAGACGGTCTGTGTGATTGCTACGGATCATGTGAGCATCTTTGGTGTGCTCCACTAATGACCAAAGAACTTCGACTGCTTCATCTCTGTCAGCAGCTAGTGTTTGTTCGTACCATCCTGGAGTGTTTTCTGTCCATCGGGAAATCTGTGGTAAGTCGATTTCATCACCGAGAGTGACGACAGAATCGGGGCGTACAGCTTTAATATACGCTGCAACATTTTTTACTGCTACTGGATCGTGATAGGGAACTTGTAAGTCTGGAACTACAACAGTTCTTTTCATTCATCCTCATCGTCATACCAGTCTGGCTCTGGGATATTTGGGTTAATTGGAGTAGGCAGAATCCAGTCCGGATACGCGTTTTTTTCTGTAATTATGCCAAGTGCCAAATCAACTGGGAAGCCTGCTCTGCGTAATGCACGATACATTTCATGTACGCCAATAGCCCACGCATCTAGTTTGGAATATCCTTCATCCACTAGCTTCTTAGTTGCTTTTCTTGCCATGTGTAAATTGTCACCTCTCCAATAAAGAAATGATTGTTTCGACACGCCCTTCAAGTCGATTCAATCTGTCATTCATTGATGAACCACCGTTAGGTTTTAGTTCATTCAAGTAATGCTTCACTAGCCAGCGGACTGATCCTGCAAAGCCTGTGACGATTGAGATAACTGCAACTGCAAGAGCCGCCCAGTTAAGGGCGGTCATTATGCGATTTGCTCGTCTGTAGGGTCAAGGTACTTGACAACAGGAGCTACTAAAGCAGAAGCAAGGACTGCATATTCCGGACGAATGTCTGCAACTAATGCAAGTCCCAAAGTAATTGCTGAAATAGCAACTGCTTTTAAGTAAGACTTAATTGCATTCTTTGTGTTTTTTGATACTT